ACAAATATTTATTAGTGAGCATTTATTTGGTAAGCCAAAAGAAACAATCGAAACAACCCACAACTTAAACAACTTCGATATTAAAGAGATGTTTCAAATTGATAAAGATAAATAAAAAATATAATCTACTTGGTAGTGATAGCCGCTACTTTATTATTTCAGGAGGAAGGGGTTCAGGAAAGAGTTATAGCATTAACTCTTTTTTGCTTTTGCTTACTTATGAAACAGGACACACTATTCTTTTTACAAGATATACGTTGACATCCGCACACATTTCAATCATACCGGAGTTTATTGATAAGATTGAAACAGCAGAATTACACAATGACTTCTACATTACCAAGGATGAGATTGTAAACACAAAGACAGGCTCAAAGATTCTGTTTCGTGGAATAAAAACATCGATGGGTACACAGACAGCAAACCTTAAATCATTAGCAGGGGTAACTACTTGGGTACTTGATGAAGCCGAGGAATTGAATGATGAGGGTATCTTTGATAAAATTGATTATTCGATACGTCACAACGTTAAACAAAATAGGGTAATACTTATTTTGAATCCAGCAACCAAAGAACATTTTATTTACAAACGTTTCTTTGAACAAAAAGAAGTACAGGAAGGAAGCACATTGATTAAAAAAGACACTACTTTTATTCATTCTAGTTACTTGGATAACTATGAAAATCTTTCAGAATCTTTCTTAGACCAAATAGAACAAATAAAACTAAACAATCCTAAAAAATATGAACACGTTATCCTTGGGGGTTGGTTAGATAAAGCCGAAGGTGTTGTGTTTACCAATTGGAAGTTTGGAGCGTTCAACCCTGATAATTTACAGACTTCGTTTGGTCAGGATTATGGATTTAGCATTGATCCCACTACGCTTGTTGAGGTCGCTATCGACAGAAAACAAAAGAAAATATATTTAAAAGAACATCTTTACAAACCCAAACTTACAACGTCTGAAATAGCGCATATAAATAAAACTATTTGCGGTAATCGTTTAATTGTTGCTGATAGTGCAGAGCCTCGTTTGATTGATGAATTGGCAAAACAAGGGTGCAGGATTATAGGAACAACAAAAGGAGCCGGAAGCATAAGCGCAGGAATAGCTATAATGCAGGATTATGAATTAATAGTTGAAGGAGAAAATATAGGAAAGGAACTAAACAATTATGTTTACACGGATAAAGGCAGTAAGTTATTCTTAGACGCTTGGAATCATATTTTGGATGCTGCACGCTATAACATATCATATAATCTTACAGGCTGTTTCACTCACGACATCCGATAATAACAATAATCAAAATTAATAGTTTAATAGTATGAAAATTATTTTACCAGAATCCATACAAGATATTACGTTGCATCAATTCCAATTGTATAATGAACTATTGGAGCGCACCGACCTTGACGAGTATAATTTCAATAAAAGAAAAATCCAAATCTTTACAGGATTAGAACGCAATAGAATTGAATTAATTAGCTCAATTGATTACAAAGAAATAGTTGAACAGATTGACAAAGCATTAAATCAAACAGTTGAATTTAAACCTACTTTCTTTATAAAAGATGTTGAGTTTGGTTTTATTCCTAACCTTGACAAGATAACACAAGGGGAGTTTATAGATGTTTCAACTTATGGAACAGACGTAAAAGAAATGCATAAACTTATGTCTGTTTTATTTAGACCTATTAAAAATAAGGATTCATTAGGTAATTATGAAATCATAAACTATCAAGGAACTAAACAATATGCCGACATAATGAAATATATGCCTCTATCAATAGTTAACGGTGCGCTGGTTTTTTTTTCGAGTTTAGCCAACGAATTAGTGAATTATACAGCGAAATATATGGTGGAGGAACAAGCGAAGGAAAAGGCGCAGCAGACTACTTCGAAAAATGGGGGTGGTACGCAACAATTGAAGAGTTGGCTAAAGGGAAGATTTGGAAAATTGATGGTATCTTAAAAATGAATGTACACGAAGTACATTTATTCCTTTGTCACAAAATTGATAAACAGAAATTGAAACACAAAATAATGACGCAAACCAATAATAGTATTGAATTATGAACCAACTAACAACTTTATATTATTATCTCAAACAATTAGCAGAATCCGATAGTTTGGTTAATTCAGTTATGAAAACAGTAGATATTGATTTAAAGAAAGAAGTAATGTTTCCTTTGGTTAATATCAATATTATTTCAGGTGCTTTTACAAATGGTCAAACGGTTCAATTCAATATTGAATTAGCTTGCTTTAATCAGCGTGATATTAATAAAGAAATTAATGCAGATGGTTTCTGGGGGCAAGATAATGAAGTAGATAATCACAATCTATGTGTTGGGGTATTGAATCGTATGTGGCTTAAAATGTACACTGACTTTGAGGATAACAACATCACATCGAGCGAAAATCCAGCGTTTGAATTAGGTTCGTTTGAAGGCGCAAAATTAGTTGATGGTGCTAGATTAACGTTTGTTGTTGAAGTACCAAATACGGAGTTGTCGTTATGTCAGTAGTCGATGAATTAAATAAATTTGGTGCTTATGTACAACAACAAGCCAAATCGAATCTTTCAAAAAAGAAAAAGAAAGACACGTCTAAGCTTTACAACGGTATTAATTACAAAACGACAGCTACAAAAGATGGCGCAATATTAACATTCGATTTTAAAGATGCAAATGATTATTGGGAGTTTGTAGATAAAGGAGTTAAAGGCGTTAGTAGTTCAGCAAAAGCACCTAATAGTCCTTTTAAGTTCGGAACAGGAACGGGTAAAAAAGGCGGTTTGACGAATGGTATCAATGGTTGGGTATCACGCAAACGAATTCAATTTAAAGATAGGAGGACAGGACAATTTCTTTCGTACAAGTCAACCGCTTTTTTGATTATGAGAAGCATTTGGAACAAAGGAATTGAGACAACTAACTTTTTTACCAAGCCATTTGAGGCAGCATTTAAAAGATTGCCAGATGATATTTACGCAGCATACGGTTTGGAAGTTGAAAAACAAATTAAAATAGCATTGAAATTATGATTAAATCATTATCTCCATATTACTTGTATATCCCTTGGGTTAGCCCATTGACATCTGCCGTGGCAGTAGCGTACACTTTGCGTATTTATGTTTGGGACGGTTTGAAATTATCGCCTCCTGCAACGGCAAGCTACACAATGACAAAAAACAATTTAGCTACATCATCAGGAACTGATAAGGTGGATATTGCGCCGTTGATAAATGACTACATTGATTTTGAACCTAACGGAAATAATCAAAGATGGGTTAAAACAACGGTTACATTTCACACAACCAACGAAGATGATTGGGATATTCCACAGCTACCATATACTAATTTACTGCTGCAAGGTTATGGCGGAGGATTGGACGGAGAGAACGCACAACCTCCAGCAAATAAAATATTAATATCTGGCACTGATTTTAAAGCATTTAGAAACGGTTATTTTAATTTCCCTTTTCTGATTAGTGAATCTGACACTGTAAGCGTAACGGTTAAATCATATCCCGACTTAAACATAAACGATACACATACTTTTTTGCCAACAACCAACAACGCTAATTTAGTTAAAAACGTATTGGTAGATTTGTCTTTGTCTTTAGGTGATGAAGTTGTAGAGATAATTTATAACGACATTGTTACTACTTTGTTGGTTACTGATGAATGTAGATATTCGCCTTTGGATATTGCTTTTCAAAACAAAGAGGGCGCTTTGCAATTCATTACTTTTTTCAAGGCAAAAACAGAAACAATGAGCGTGACAAGTGAAGATTTCCAAACAGACAGAGGGCAGGCTATTGACGGATATCATCAAATGGTAACTTACAACGTTCAAGGAAATTCAAAGTTTAAAATGAATAGTGGTTTTGTTGACGAGTCAATGAATGAAACTTTGAAGCAGTTATTTTTAAGTGAAAGAGTTTGGCAGTTCAATGGAACAAATTACATCCCTTTGAAAATGGGCGGCAAAACTTTAGAGTATAAAACCAGAATGAAAGACCGTTTAATTAATTATGAAGTGGAGTTTGAATATGCTTTTAATGAAATAAACAACCAGTAATGTTTGCATCTTTATATATCGGTACTGATAAACTGGACTTATTCAAAGATGAGTCCGTAGAACTGTCTTCGAGCGTGGCCAACATAAACGACATAACCAAGAATATGACAGATTATTCTAAGTCGTTTACTGTTCCGGCAACACATAACAACAACATAATTTTCAAACATTACTACAACGCCAACATTGATAATGCTTTTGACGCAAGAATAAAACACGCAGGGCGCATCGAGCTGTATGGTTTTCCATTTAAAACAGGAAAATGGACGTTAAATAAAGTAAGCGTAAAACAAGGAAGACCAAGCTCATATACAATTAACTTCGTTGGGAATTTGGTTTCATTAAAAGACAAGTTGAAAAACTACGAACTTAAAGACCTTGATTTATCAGCATACAATCACGCGTACAGCCCCGCAAATGTAAAGACCGGCTTAACATCTTCTTTGTTTAGCGGTGCAATCGTTTATAATTTGTTTTCTAAAAAACAATTGTACTATCGTTCAGGAAGCGAAAACATAAACACGTCAACACTTGCAAACATAGCTTATACTGGTGGAGCGAACACAGGCGTAAATTGGGATTTGCTAAAGCCATCAATTCAATTAATTAAAATAATTGAGGCAATTGAAAATGATTTTGGCATTACTTTTTCACGTGACTTTTTTGGAACAGCACAATTTAATAAACTTTATTTATGGGCGAACAATTCAACATCTTTGGTTAACAGCAATGAGGTAAGAATTGATTTCACCAATACCGGAACAATTGGAAGCAATGCCGGAACATTGGATTTAGTAGAAGATACGTTTACGGCTGGAGGAAAAAGAATTTATGGGCTTATGCAAATTATCCCAAGCTCAGGATATGAAACAGTGCCATACAAGATTGAAAGAAAGTTGGACGGCAATCCGTGGGGGGCTTATTCTGATTTAACCGGAACAACAGAAACATATTGGCGAATTGATCGTGACGATAAAAAGCATTCTTGGTACATTACGGCCAACGATGAGTTTAAATTTACGTCACGTTTAACCATTGAATTTGATTATGAATCATACAATGGCGTGGCATCGTTCCCGGAACAAACAGTTTCTGGACAGTTCAATATTTCAATGAACTTTCCTAAATTAAAGTTAATTGATTTTTTGAATGGCCTTTTCAAGATATTCAAACTGGTAGTTATCGCAGATGATTACGATAATATTTACATCGATACATTTAATAATTACTATGCGCAGGGAGGTGTTTA